GAACACTATGCAAATATTCACTTATAGAATTTTGTTCAATCTTATAATAAATACCAAAAGGTATTTCTGATACTACATTAATATAATTATTTAATTTATCAGATTCACTACTATAAGTTGACATATCATCATATTCCTTTATTTTATTAATAATAACACGCTTATTAGCAATTGAATTATTAGCTAATAATATTTTAAATCTCTGTGGTATAACTGATGTATTATTATTACTATTTTGAACTTCTTCCTCAATTTTTAATATATCTTCTTGTTCTTTACTAGATAATTTATTATAATATTCCATTTCTTTGTCACTATAATTTTCCAATAACTCATTAATTTTATTTTCTTCTTTTTCAGAAATAGTATAATATTTATTTACAAAATAATATGTCACCAATAGTGTTATTGATACTATCAATATTATTAGTATTATCACTATTATAATATACCATATTAAATGCATTTATAAATACAATAAAAGATTATTTAAGTTGTTTTTACGCTTTTGTCATCTTCCTCATCGTCTTCTTCATCATCGTCTTCTTGAGCTTTTTCTTTCATTTTAATATAGTTTTTATATAACAAGTAAAATAATAATGCTATTATTAGTATTATTAATTCTATTATAATAAACCACCAGAATATATGCATTTTATAAATATAATAACAAAATATTTATATATATAATTTATAAATACAATGAGAGATTATGTAAGTTATTTTCGCGCTTCATTATTATATATTTATCAATAACTTCTCTTGTTATTGTAAAAGGAAATTCTATGATTTTATCATTAGGCATTTTTATAAACCTGTGCATATTTATATGAGAATAAATATTATTTATGTTTCGTTGTAAATTTCTCACTCCATCTTCTTCAGTTGTTTTGTTAATTATATACTCAATTTCTTTGTTATCTATTATTATATCATTTTCAGAAATATTATAAGATTTGCAAATGTCTTTAATTAGATAATTCTTACTCAATTCTATTTTATCTGCCAATTTGTATTTATCAACTTTTATTATTATCATTCTGTCTCGCAATATAGGATTTATTTTTTCGATATCGTTGAATGTAAAAAACATCAATGACTTTGACAAATCTAATTTAATTTCTTCTAAATATTTGTCTGTGAAACTATCGTTTTGTGTTGTGTCCGTTAAATGAATTAGCGTATTTGTTATTTCCTCGCCTTGTCTATTATTAGAAACTTTATCTAATTCATCGAAGAAAAAAATAGGATTCATTACCTTGGCTTTAATTATCTCTTCTACTATTTTACCATATTTTGATCCTTCATATGTATATAAATGTCCCTTTAAATAACTAGAATCTGATATACCTCCCAAAGAAATAAATGCAAAAGGATATTTTAAAACACTTGCAACACCATCTTTAATTAATTTTGTTTTACCTACTCCCATTGATCCTTGAATTCCTATGGCATAGCCTTTTGCATTTGGATTTACCATAAATTGTGCAAGTATTCGCATTATTTGTTGTTTAGTTTCATTGTGACCGTAAATTTTTTTATCAAGTTCTTGAAGAACAGTTGGTAAATATTCGCTAATTGAGTTATAAGTAATGTTATAATAAATACCAAAAGGTATTTGAGATATTGTATTTATTAAATTGTATAATTTTGCATATTCGCCTGTATATGATGACATTATATCTAGTTCGTTTAATTTATTCATAATAACAAGCTTATTTGTTATTGAAGTATTAGCCAATAAAAATTTAAATCTTATTGGTATAATTGTTTTATTTTTATCACTATTTTGAAGTTCTTCTTCAATTTTGATTATATCTTCTTGTTCTTTGATAGATAATTTATTAAAATATTTCATTTCTTCCTTAGTATAATCTTTTAACAATTCATTTTTCTTTCGTCTTGGAGGCATTTTATTTAATAATAAGAATTATTATTTTATATACAACATCTATAATAATAAGATCTACCGCTATTTTCATTGTATCTTATTATTTCTACTATATCGCCTTGTTTTAGACCGTGCCATTTTGCTATTACATCTGTTTTTAAAATAATTGGCATTTGTAACTTACTTTTAATCAAATATTTATTCATAATTTCTGTTGTTTCTTCTACAGACAATTTGCGATGTGGCGGTACCAATTGATGTTTTGTAGGATTGAATTGCAATTCATTCAATTGGAAAAATTGCAACATTCCTTTCTTTTTTTGTAAAATCTTATCAATTAAATTTAACTGAGTAATTGTTGGTGTTGTTAATATATCATTGCCGAAAATTAGAATGATATTATATTTTCCATTATATTCATTTACAAAGGTATCAATATTAGTCTTAGATGCTCGTTTTAATTGTTCTATTATCTCTTGACGCATCTTTTTTGTCAATGCAAATATTATAGTTGTGTCACTTGTTTGAAATTGAATAATATTACTTTCATTATAAAATTCTTGTCTGTTTATGTCTACTTCGTGTTCTTCAAATTCATCTATGTTTTCTCCTCTTAATTCTGATAACATTGATTTTAAATTTTCAATAGCCCTATCGATTTCCATTTTATAAAAATATTATTTCTATCTGTTTATATATCATTTTTTATTTATAAAAAAAATGATTATTATAATTATTAAAAAGTAAAAAAAAATGTCATTAGATTCTATCATTAATTTTATTTCAAAAACAGAATATTCAACTGCCGAATTATCTGTTTGTAATTATTTCAGAGGTGATATCAATGAATATTATAGATATGGTAACGAATATATTAATATGCTTAAAAATACTTTCAATAACTATAAAACAGTTACAGATGATTCGATCGTTTTTATAAATAATAATCTATGGTTTTATATTAAATTTTCGGTTGATAATAATGAAATATATTGGACTATCAATATTGCCGAAACTTTAAATAAATTAAATGATAGAACAAATAAAATTACTAATTTTTAAATTTTATTCTGTCTTAAGTCGGAATCCCTTCCAACCATCTTTAATATAAATACCATAGATCTTATCAATATAAGAACGCAATTGTTGTCTATCTGGTTGTTTCTTACCTTTTGCAACATTATCAACTCCCCATAATTTGAAGTCTGAATAAACTTCCATAATACCAATCTTTTCTTTTGCATTTTCATCTTTAATAATTCTATCATTAACATATTGTCCGATAACATCATTATTATCTTTATATTTCTGGGTTGCATTAATTACTTCTCTAGGTTCAGCGAGTTTATTAGGATTAATATTTTTGTGTCTTTCAATTAACATTGAAACGAAATGATCCGCATATCTATCAAATTTATCAGATAATTCTAAATCCATCATAAATTCATTTGGTTTTGATGGATCTGGATTTTCACAAAACTTTGACGCAAATTCAACTACTCGCAATCTGCGCCATACACCACCATCTTGAGATGGAATTTCGGGCAATTCATTGCAAGCCAATATCATTTTAAATTGTGGTTTAAATTCATAAGGTTCTTTATATAGACCTCTTGTTAAAATTCTGTCATTTCCTGATAATTCTTTCATATAACCTACATTAATTTTATCATTTTCATTTGGTTCTTGCATTACTGCAAATCGCCGACCTTTCATTCTCTCAATTTCACCTTGAGCAGAATTAGAAGCAGCTCGTTTTTGTGTTAATAATGCAATTGGCAATGTCGCATAATAATCACCTACTGATTTTTGAATTAAATCCAATAATCTACTCTTGCCATTACTACCTTGACCTGTGAATATATAAAATCTTTCTTGGGCTATTGAACCATCAATAATACAAGCTAAAATATCCAATACATAATTTCTAACATTTACATTCGTAAATACTTTTTCGAAGAAATCATTGATTTCTGCAATTTCTGGATATTCAATCGAATATGGAATATAATTGCGTTTTGTTGATAGAGAAATATAATCATCTGGCATACCTTCACGAAAAATATGCATCTTCATATCATAAACACCGTTCTTAAATCCTATTAAATGTGGTCTACAATCTAATAATTCTTCGAAATTTTCATCAATAAATAAACATTTGCATTCTTTCATTACACTGTCCTTATAAGAAGTTTTTTTAAGATTTGAAGCAATCTTCATTGCCTCAGCACCGCGTTTGCTATACATTGATTGTTGTGCTTTGTCATATGCATTATTAGAACTTAGAGTATTATAATGAATTGCTCTATCTAAAAATTTACGACAAATTTCTTCACTCAATGAACGACGCAAATTCAAACCTTCCCTTGTTTTAATCCAACAATGCGAATCTCTGTCATATTTATACCAAGTATCTTTATTTACTGCTTTGTATTCACCTTTATAAATAACTTGGACAAGTTTTGCAACATCATAATGAGCTCCTTCAGATCCTATCGCAATATCAATCAAAGGAATTACCGAATTATCAATAATTTCTTTATATCGTTGAGGATTATCAGTTTTAGCCCACCAGCGTAATGTGCCCATTCCTAAATGGTCTTTTCGCATTTTGTCCCATAAACTCTGACATTCGCCTTCGATATAATTACTAGCAATTTTAGAAAATTCTGTCCATTGTGCCAATAATCTATAATCAATATTTCTCAATACCCATCCTAGATTAATCCAATCATTATAACGTTCTGCTCTTGTTTGTGATAAACATTCAGTAATTAATTCTCTTGCCAATACATAATCATCGTCATTTGTATAATTCTTAATAACATTAATTTCTTTTTTTAATAAGATATTATTCTCTAGTTTTTCTTTTAATTTCTTATCTACAATCGGCAATATATGTCTAATATATTCTTCAATTTCTGAAATATAATTTTCATTAATTTTTGTTGGTTCTGTTGTAATATTTCTCATAGAAAACAATTTAATATATGATATTTCCAATTCTGCTGATGGAACATAATCATTCATCACTGTTTGATTTTCATCATAATTATAAATTTTGGTTACTCTGTAGGCTTCTGATTCTGGCTTTTTACTTCCATACATCTGCCAGCAATTTGCATTTATAATTGCTTTGTCAATGATATCTTCATATTCATTACATAAATATAAATCCTTGAAAATCTGAGACGCAATGTCTAATATTTTTTTTCTAATGAAAAATTGTGTATTATTATCTATAATCACATGCGGAAAAATAATATGAATACCATCCTTGATTTTATTTCTAAATTCAGTTGGATATGGTTTTTCCATTACATAAGCAATGTTATGCTTTTTATCAATATCTAAATAGGTATTGATTATTTTAAAATAATTATCAATAATTTTATAAACATTATCATCTGTGTAAAGTCTTTGTATAGATGGCTCTCCATTTTCATTAATTGGCATAGTAAACCTGAAATCTAAATCAACTCGCAATGGACTTGGTTCAACTGGTTTTTCTGTATAATGTAATGAAGTACCATTTGCTATTGCTAATGAATACAAGTTTAAAAATTCTGTATATTCATCATTGGCTATAAATAAAGAAATTTTAGGATTGCCTATACTTGTATTTGTATACTGCTTTCCTTTTTCAACTTTATGTTTTAAAATAAAGCTTCTAAACTTATCTTGATGAGCCATAATTATATTAATATTTAATTATATTTTTAAATTATAATTATTGTCATTTTTTTTATTTTGATTTTTTATATTAGAATGTCTTATTGTAGTCCTGGTGCATCTGATAAAAAAATATGTTATTCTAATAAATCCTTAAAATTGATTGCTGCAGCTTATAATCATATCAAACCAAATGATAAAATTACTATTAGTGATGATCATAACGATTTGTATAATAATATTAAACGAAAATTAGACAAATTTCTCAAAATTACTTATACTAGTCATTGGGCTTGGTTAGATATTATAAGATATCTTAATGGTAATAAAAATTATAAAATTTCAAGAGCTATGAAATTTATAGAAGTCAATGAACTTAAACCTGCTCAACCTGTTGAATGGATTAGTAATAAAAGTGAATGGTTATCTAATTTTGATATTGAAAAGGTCTTAATTCAATATGAAAAAGATAAAACTTTTAATTATAAATTTCTTGGTGTTTTTACTATTGACTTTGGAGTTAAAAATAAAGACGGCACTTGTAAATATTATAACAATTGTGATATTAATATGAAAGACATTGTAAATTCTGGTAAAAAATATTTTGGATTTATTACAAATTTATGTAAATACAATGAACCAGGAACACATTGGACTTCTAGTTTTTTTATTTTAGATCCTACTAATAATAATTATGGTGCTTATTATTACGATAGTGTTAAGCGACCTATTCCAATATTACTTAAACCCGTTTTTATTGATATTCAACAGCAAATGAATAAAATTTATCCTAACAAAAAATTTAATATTATGGTCAATAATGTAGCCCATCAAAAAAGTAATACTGAATGTGGTGTTTTTTCTATCGCTTTTCAAACAAGATGGCTTATATTATTACGAAAAAATAATCAAACAAATTTTAGTGCTATTATTAATTATAAAAGTCTCAATGACGATGTTATGAAAATGTTACGAAATAAATTTTATCGTCCTAATATAAGAACCGTCCTAAAAATTTAATGTCAAACGATAATCAAACAAATTTATATAACATTTCACTTAAAATGATTAAAGACAAATATAATATTACTTCTTTTTCTATTGATACATTCAATTCAATTTATCAACGTTTTTATACAAACAATAATAATAACCTTTCAACTAACGAGATTAATAAACTTATTCTCAAAAATATTGATGAAACATTTAAATCAACACCTCCCACCGAAGCAGAACCTGATAATGATATGAACAATAAAATAATAGAACTTCGCAATTTAAGGGCCAATATGATCAACAATCCTACTTTAAATATTTATGAAGATTTTATTACCAATCCTATTGCTATCAATAGTAATAGTAATGTTAATGTCAATGCCAATGGGAATGTCAATGGAAATGTTAATGTTAATGGGAATGTTAATGGGAATGGAAATGGGAATGTTAATGTTAATGTTAATGGAAATGGAAAATCGTTTATAATAAATACTATAAAGAATGCTATATCAGTGAATAATAAATATTCTAATAATAATATTTATCCTGCTTATTTGTGTGTTCCATCAATCATTAGGAAATATACTCCTTATATAATTGTTTTAATAAATGATAATATAAGCAATTTAAGTTATACATTTGTACCAGACAGTAAAAATGAAGTTTGGGATATTTGGAAACCTGTCAATGAAAATTATATAAGTTTGGGAATATTAAATTCAAATTGGAATATAAATATTTATGATTTTTCAAATAGTCTTTTGAATTTTAATGATTTTTATATTGATATCATTGAAGTTCTTGAAATGACAAATGAATTTAATATCAAAGTTAGCAACATTACGTATTTTGATATCAAAGATAAAATTAAAATTATTCTTAAAAATAATAATTCATATGATAATATCATTAATAATATTAATAATAATAATATTACTATAAACAAAAATAATTTAAAATTGGATGATTTTATTAATAGTAAAGTTTTTAATTATAAATTTCAAATGTCACTTATTTTTAAATATTTTCCTAAATAATTATGAAAACTAATATGCAAATAAATATGAAAATTATAATTGATAATAATTCTAGTTTGTATTGTAATTTTATTTTTTCGTTTTGTCCTAATTCTATTGATGGTGGTTCATTTCCTAAAATATTTATAGTCATCAAATAGATCAAATATCCAAATAATAACATCAATACTATATGAATTAATATACCCATCGAATTAATATGCATATTCAAATAATTAAATAATATTCGCAATTTAAAGGCATCTATATTTATTGCTACTATTAATATTAATAATATTATTATATACCAAGATATATAATATTTCAATGCTGTTGTGATATCTTTTATATTATTGGTATTTACAAAATGGTAACAAACATATAAAGTACATAATCTTACTACATAAACAACAACACAAAATATGATTTTATCATTTGTTGTTATTGCTAATTCTTCTTCTGGATCTAAATTTAAATTATTTGCTTTTTGATAAAATAAATTTTGTGCCATTTCATATGGAACTTTCTTATTATTAATATTGTCGTCATAATTTTCAATTAATGTATCAAATACGTTCATACCATTTTCGTTTATAAAACCTTGGGTTGCCATTTTTTTCTCATTGTTGCTACTAATATCTCTGTTTGCTTTAATTTTTTTCATATTTGTAAAAAAGAAATTCAAGTCATCAAGTATTGTTTGCTTTTTTTTTTCTAAATCAGCTATTTTATTAGCAATGTCTTTAGCACCTTTGCCGCCTAGTTTATTATTTCCAATAATATTAGATCCTCCTCTCATTTCTATATCTCTAATTAATGGATTATATTTATCAATAATATATGTTAATTCAGAATCATAATTTTTTAAAATTTCTTCATATAACTCTAAATATTTCTTAATATTATCAGTTGGATTATTTTCATAAGATCCTAATATATTTTTACTATAAAATTTTTTCAATTTATCATTAACAATTGATGCTGATTGAGCTATTGGATTGCTTGAAATACTGTCCAACATAGAATTAATAGGAAGAATAAATTTGTCGAGTTGTGTTTTTATTTCATTTAATTTTGTTAATTCAGCTTGTACAGATTCAGCTTTAAAATTTGTTATTTTTGCTTTATGTGATTCTAATAAATTTTTTAATTTTGCTTTTAAAATATCATTATTTGTTGATCTCACAGCAATAATAAAACTTGTGATTTCAGAATATTTTTCTACATTCTCATAATCATCGTATGAATTAAAACCTTTATCACTAGTTATTTTTTGTAAAGTTTGAATATTAGTATCAATTATAAATAATTCTTTATTATTTTTATCAATTTCGTTTTGATATTGTGATTTATCATTCATAAATGAAGCAATTTTCTTTTTATCATCTTCAGTTTTTGATGATTGTCTTTCAAGATTAGTTATTAATTTTTCTATACCGTCAACTTTACCTTTTTTCTCTTTTATCATTGTTTCATATTTTGTTTTTATGTCTGTTATAGCTGATTTATAAGTAGCCACTTCATTTGGATAATTAAATGAAATACTTTGAATATATTTTTCATTAAAACTTTTAATGTCTGATAATTTAGTTTTAAAAATATATTCTATTTTTTTTATTATATCTTCTATTTCTGTTATTTTGTCATTTGGCAATATTTCTTGTAATTTTTTTTCACTGTCAATACTTGCACCTCCATAAACAATTCGATTCTCATTGACAATTATTAAATCTTGAATTTTATTTTGTAATCGATTTTTATAATCATATTCATATAAATTCATTAAATATCTTATCATTGTTTCAAATTTTAGTTTATCGTAATAATCATATAATAAATCTAATATTGCTTTTTTATCAATGATCTTTTCACATTTAGGCTTTATGAATTCTTTTATTTTCCTTAAATCAATTTCAATATTTGCTTTAGATAATTCTTTAACTAATTTGTCTTCTATTTTCATTTTATCTAAATAGGTATTTAAGTTACATATTACAAAATATGCAAAATCCAATATCTTTTTATTTAAATTTTTTTGAAGTCCTATTAAATAATATCTAACTAATTTTACATAAATATTAATTGATTTTTCATTTTCTTTTGATGCAAAATAAAAAATATTTTCTTCTATTTTGTCATTTTCATAATTGTCTTCTGTTGTAGATGTTAAATAACTATCAAAATATATTATAGGTAATGGAGATAAAAATTTTATTTGTTTAATTGAATTTACATAATCCAATATAACACTGTTCAATATAAATTTAGTATTAATTTTAGTTATATTACGCGGTTTATATCGTTCTTGCAATAATACCACTAATTCACGTGAATTCTTTAAAAGTTTTATTGCCATCTTTTCTTGTTTTTTTGTCATTCGTAATTTGATATTACTCAAATCTGTAAAATCATAAATATTTAATGTAGGTATAATATTTTCATATTTATTACTATTTATTATAAATGTTTTTGTAATCTTATTTAAAATATTTATATATGCAATTGTTAAAAAATTATCATATCCTTCTATGAATTTATCATCTGTTTTTGAATAATTATAAATAAAAGATAATAAATATTCAGTAGATTGTTTGTTTTGACTTATTTTTTCTATTTTTTTGATATTTAAATTTTTCTTTAAGAAATTTATAAATTTACTTTTATCTTGGTGTAAAAATAAATTCTCAAGTTTATTATAAATATCAACATAATTCTCAGTTATATTTAATTTTAATTTTTCATTTAATATTGTTATTTTAATATTCTTATTTGAAGCTTTTTTTAATAATCCCTTGAAATTATCGTAAATATAAATCATAAATATATAAAAAATTATTTCATCACTATTATAATAATTCAATAACAATACATCACTATCATATAATTTATCTAACAAATCTTGTAAATTATCAAATAATCTCTTAAATGTTAAATTAATACTTTCCTCTAATTCATTTTGACTAATTAAATACAATATATATATAATATATGAACTATCATTATCAAATATTTCTAATAATTCATTTTTAATATTATCATCTGTTTTATAATAATAATCATAAATATCACTAATTTCCAATATCTTTTTTTTAGTAATATTTTTACCACCAAAATATATTATGCTGTTAGTTGGTGGTATTGGGTTTTCCACATCCATTTGAAAGACATTAGCAACAATTTTATGCCTTGGTGACACTAGTGAGGTATAATAACTAATTTTATAATTTATTTCTCTTCTTATTTGTTCTATTCTGGTTATTTCTGATTCATCAATTACTTCAAACAATATTTTATACATTGTATTTCCATCTGTTTGTTGATAAGATACTACTTCTAAAATAGGTAAATTTAATTTTGGTGGTGAGGCTATTTCTAATATATTAATAAGTAAATCATAATAATCAGTATATTCTTTCTCTATTTGCTGAAATACATCTTCTAATATTTTAGTAAAATGATCAGATTTTATAGCATTTTTTATAATATTCGTTAAACCAGTATAGCTTAAAAGATGTACTACTATGTTGTCTAATTGAGTGTAAAAGCCATAATTTTTAATAGATTCTGAGGTTGTGGAAATAATTTTATGTAAAAAAATTATTAAATTTATTTGATTTTTAATTGCTATCAAATACATATTTAAACTTAATAATAGTTTATCATCATCAAATACGGGGTTAAAGCTTAATGTTAAATATTTATTAGAAAGTTGTAGTGATAATAAATTAAGATTTATATAGATATTTGTACATTCATTTAATAGGTCTTTATTATCAGAATCGCTAATTAAAACATCAATATTATTATAATAGAATACTATATTACCAAAATATCTTATACATATTGTTAATATATATAGAAAATTTATATCTGTATATGCATCATTGATTGAGGTTATTCTATTAATAAAGTCTTGATTAATATCTGATCTGAAATAATCTAAAATTTCTGAATAATTATTAGATTCTTTATAAATAATTAATATTTTATATAATAACTCAAGAATATAAAAACTATTATACTTAGTTGTGGTTTCATCATCTGATTTAAAAAACCTTATATAGTTTCTAGTAAAGTTTAAAATTATATTTAAATCGTTTTTGAAACCAAAGTGTATATGAATATTAATTAAATATTCATAAAAATAGGGGGTATCATAATTTGTTATATAATTTCTATGGTTAGTATAATGTTCATATGCAGCTAAAATATTATAATTTGTTAATATATTACTATACTGTATATTCTGTTGGATATAATTAAATACAAATTGCGGAAAATTTATAATTAAATACAATAAAATATACTTTATTATTTGGTTAATTTGATTAATATATAAATATCCATCATCAGCACCAGCTAAAGTATAAAAATCAGTTGATATTTTTAAAAATAAATCAATATTTGCTTGAATTTGGGTAATATCATCATCTGTTAGTATTTTATTAGTTTGATATTTTTTATATTTATTATATAAAATAAATAAATATTTTATATAATAAATATAAATATAATAATAATAATAAATATTTATATCATTCCCTGCATATGACATTTTATCACCTAATATAGATAATAATCCTGATAAAGTTATATAACGTTCAGTATCATTATTAATATTTATAATACTATTATCAATATTAGATAATTTTATATAATCTAATGCTTCTTTTATATAGTTAATATATTCAGTATTAAATTGAGGCAATGGTATACTCTTTAGTATTGCGTCAATCAATTGTTCTATATAAATAGATAAATATAATGTTGATGTTACAGTATAATCAATTAATGGTTCTTGCGGTAAAGTAGATATTAAAGCTTGGTACTGGCGTTCTTTTTCTGCTTGTTCTTCTAGTCTTTGTTTTTCTAGTCTTTGTTGTTCTGCTTGTTCTTCTAGTAGTCTTTGTTGTTCTGCTTGTTCTTGTTCTTCTAGTAGTTGTTGTGCTGCTAGTTGTTGTGCTGCTAGTCGTTCTTGTTGTTCTCGTTGTTCTCGTTCTTGTTGTTCTAGTAGTTGTTGTGCTGCTAGTTGTTGTGCTGCTAGTCGTTCTTGTTGTTCTCGTTGTTCTCGTTCTTGTTGTTCTCGTTGTTCTCGTTGTTCTCGTTCTTGTTGTTCTAGTAGTTGTTGTTCTGCTTTTTGTCTTGCTAGTTCTTGTTCTTCTTGTTGTCTTGCTTGTTCCTGTTGTCTTGCTTGTTCCTGTTGTCTTGCTTGTTCCTGTTGTCTTGCTTGTTCCTGTTGTCTTGCTTGTTCCTGTTGTCTT